TATCTCTTATGTCCTTGTACCATACTTTTGCATTGATGTTATTTACGTTAATGATATTGTTATTTTGTCCGTCTAAATTAGCACCTAGTTGTGGTGTTAAATCGCTTGAAAGTTCTGTTACACTATCAAATGTAACACCGCCACCTGCTATTTTAGTATTAAGATTAGTACCACCTATTAACTTCAGTGTATCACCGTCTGTAACTGCTTGTGTACCGTTGTCAGTTTCAACGTTAAGTGTTTGTAAACCGCCTACACTATTAATTGTAATTGCATTACCGTCTGCTGATAATGTTACATTACCACCACCAATTAACTTTTTAAATTGCATTTCAGCACCATTTAATTGTGCAAAAACACCTTCGCCACTAGCACCTAAGTTGACACCTGTGGTTGCTTCTGGATTTCTAGCCGCCAGTTCTGCAAAGTTGGCATTGACTTTTACAAACGCTTCTCTTAGATCATCGCCTGTGCCGTCATTTGCTACTGTTCCTATGTTAATTGTTTGTATTGCCATACTAATATTTATCCTCTATATGTTCTATTGGTTCTTGGATACACTGCTCCAGAAGTTGGTCTATCTAAGTGCGTAATGTAAGGAAACGCACGACCGTTATCTGGTCTTAATTTAGGATAAAATGCGTACAGGTTAGGTGCACCATTTAAAGCATTTGAATCTGTGTAATCATCATTGTTGCTATTATTCGTGCCATCATACATTTGATTTTCTTTTGCAACACTCTGTAAAACTTTTTTCATTTGGTCTTGATTTAGATTAGGATATCTTTCTGCCAAACAACAAAGGATTCCTGCTACCTGTGGACTTGCCATAGATGTTCCACTAATTCTGCCTAGGTATCTACTGTTGTTTCTAGGATCCCTTACTCCTGTATTAGAGACGTATGCACTTACAATATTATGTCCAGGTGCCCATATATCACAACCCGGTCCATGGTCACTAAAATAAACTCTACTTTCTTGATAGGTTCCTGTTTCTGACTGTGTAGCACCTACGCAGATATTCGTAATATTATGTGTACCACCTCCAGCAACATTATCGTTAGCAGTAGGTGATGAACCTCTATGATAATAATATTCTTGTCCTGGATATCTGTCTTCCATCTTAAATTTATTATCCCAATCAGGTCCTCCTGGAAGGTCATGTTTCCAATAACCATTACCTGCCGCTCCACAGAATATAACTCCTGCTTCTTCTAAATCTTCAAGGTCGCTATCTAAAGCATTTACCCTTACTGGTATTCTTTGTCCAGATATAAATCCAAATCCTTGTAATTGTGCAGAACTAAATGCTGATGTTGTTGTAGTTGTATTTGCATTTTGTTCTACAATTAAATCTATCTGTGATGGATTTGCTTCTTTAAATTGATATTCATATCTTACTGTTGGTGAACCTAATGTACCTGAAGTTGTACTTGTTCCTTCATACACTAACCTAAATACTCTACTACCTGTGGTTCCTGTTGCACCATACCAAACTCTTTGAGCACTTCTATCAGCGGCACCAACCATTATCTTAGGAAAGCCTGGATTTGTGCTAGAAATATTTGTGCTGTTAGTAGAACCGTTACCAAATGTAAGATAACTGTTTGTACCTATGTAAACCTTGTTGTAATTTTGTGAAATGTAATTTACATTAAAAGGAATATCTATTTCCCAAAATCCGTTGTTATTAGTTCCTGTGGTTGGTGTCACTGATGCTGTTAAGCCGTTTGTACTAGCAATGCTTACCTGACCTAGATCAGTTGTAGTTGCCTGTGCAGTTGCTTCAGTATATCCTACAATAGTAACTTTCTTTTCACCTGCTACTGTTGGAGAAGTACCTAATGAAGTTGTTGTATTAAATATTACGTTATACACTTCGTTGTTAGGTAAACTTATATTACTTTGTGCTAGATTGACCTGAATTGTTTCTCCTGATTCTGTACTAGCATCAGTTCCTGTAATGCTTGTTTGTATCGGATTGTTTGAACCATCTCTAATATCTATTTCCAAAGTCATACTTTGAATTCCACTTACACTTGATGACGCTAAATCATATTGCACATCTATAACAGCCGGTCCTTGAACCTGCACCGTATCCTGTGATGGTGGATCTGCACTAATTGATATGTTCATCACTGCACCTGATCTAGACCAACCACTTGGTGTTGTTCCAAAGTCACCATTGGCCGCAGTCTCTGATCCACTTGTTGTAATTCTGTTAGCACGATCAACCAATGTTTGTGTAAAGTTTGCCAATTCGGTTCCTGTACCATAAACTCCGTATTGTCCGTTTTCTTGTACAGAAGTTACAGGTCTTGTGTAAGTTGTTCCTCTGTAAGTTACTTCTGTAATATCATCAAAATCCCATTGTGAAGGAAAGATACTCATTCCCCAACTATTATTAACCACTGTTGGATTTTTAATTTTAGTTTCAGGATTAACACTTTTGTTCTCATGAAATAATCTGATGTAATCCATTACGTATGGAAAGTTGTAGTTGAATGAATCACCAGATAGATAATAAAGATGATATAAGTTTGCATCTCTGGCCCAACCCTGTGTGTTACCTACTACCGTACCAGCAACGTGATGGGCATGGTTACTAGTGCCACTATAATTATAATTACCTGCACTGCCACCAGTTACCTGCGGATTCCACTGATACCAGTTGTAGTTGTAAAATCTTGTTCCACCAGTTCCGTCTGCATTTTTTTGAAACTCTGGATGGTCGTCCATGACTGCACCACCATTACCATCACATATTACCGCGTCAACATTTTTACCTGTAAGTCCTAGTTTAATTGTTTGGGTGTTACTACCTATGTATGCGTTGTTGGCAGGATTACCGTCCCAACATCTCCATAGTCCCCAATTCTTATATGTGTTATTATTAAATGCAGAAAAAGTTGATTTATGAAAATTTCCTGTTTGTTCTATGTGGTTTTCAGAAACTTCTATTCCTCGTTCTTTTGGATTAAGTTCAACAAATGCTACCCTACTGTCATCTTTTAAAAATCTTGATTCTTCTTCAGTAAGCCAGTATTCTGTTGTTCTGCTAATTTCCCTTTTATTATGAACACCTACTTCTCTATCGGGTATGTAAAGATCACCACCAGGTGTTTCCATGTCAGTATAGAAATCATCAAGGTCAGCACTATCTTTAAGTGTGACCATGTAAACTTGAAGTTTTACATATTTGGAAAAGTCCATTTAACTCTCCAGTTTCAATATTTTAAATGATGCTTCTATTGTAGCCGTACCGGCAGTTTTATTTGTTATTGCAACATAAAAGTCAGTGCCTACAGTTACGTCATTGTTGTAACCAAGTATGGCAGGAGTAAAGTCCACAGTTCCAGCCGCAGTGGTAATTACTTCAGCAATAACTCCGCTGTCAGTTGCTGGATCTGTTCCTTCGCTTCTTGATGCGTCAGCAGTACGTTTAGCACTATTGGTATATACTCTTACCCATGCCGCATTGTTAACTGTGATACTCATCAAGCCATATGCTTTGAATCCTGTTAAATTTTTATTTTCTGTTATTCCTGATGCAATACTATTAGTTGTTGTGGTAATAGTTGTTCTTGATTCTAATCCATCTACACTTATACCTGATACTGAATTATCAACATAAGTTTTTACAGCACTTTCAGTAGGGACTGCGGAATTACTTGCTCCACTCATAGTACCATCAGAACTGAATTCGTTTACGGTAACTCCTGCACTAAATCCAATGCCGCCTGTAGAACTTAATGTCAATCCACTTAATGTAGTTTGCCAAGCATAACTGTTTGGAGTACCTGTTGATACTAAAATTTTATTTGCACCGCTTGGTGAAGCAATTCCACTCAAGTCTGTTAGGTTAGTTGGTGAATCTGTTATTCCATAACCAGCAAGTGTGGTTGGAGTATTTTGTATGATGCTGAAGTTAGGTTGGAAGTCAACATTTACCCAAGCAGTACCATTGTATTGTAATAAATGTCCTGTTGCTAAATTGCCACCTATTGTGGTATCGTTTAAATCATTTTGACCATACGTTG